TCACATTGGCCGTATCATAAGACCACCGCTTCAGGATATACCGGTCATCCGTCTTAAGATTCGACGGGAAACGCTCCATCGCCTGCACCGCACGGATACACCCATCCCCAGGCGCAGACCGGTATTCCACCCTTCCGTCCGCGTCAAGCTCCGTCTTATCAAGCGCCGCGATCGACAGGTTATCCGTCCCAGCCGGCAGGATCGCCGTATACAGCCCCGTGATGTCCGAAGACTTCCGGATCCCCTTCACATTCACCCCATACCGAAGCGTCATATCCCGCCTGTCCTTACCGATCCCCTGATTCTCCCCGTCATGCTCCCGGTACACATTCATCACAAGCCGTTCCAAAGAATAATCATCCGCAAGCACCGGCACAAACTCCGCCTCCGCGCCAAACACATTCGCAAGAGAAAAGATCCTCGCAAGGATCGTCGACGATCCCGTCCACTCATGGCTGACCGTCTTATCCTCCACCTCATTCACCCCAAGTTCCAACGTATGCTCCGGATCAAACACATCCAGATACTCCTGAAAACTCATAGCCTTCGGCGACTTATATTCCCCCGCATCCTCATTCAGCAGCTCAAACATCATAGAATACGCAACAACCTCCACCACATACTCCGTCTTCACCACCTTCATGATATTAAAATAATAATCCCTGCCCCCATACCGGAACGCCAGCTTATTCCCCTCTACAAGATACTGGGCATCCCCATGCCTGGCCGAAGCCTTAAAACCATAAGTACAGGCAGAGCCCTCCCTATAGGAATGCAGCTCATCCCCATAATAATGCAGCGCAGACGGCGCCCCGTTATCCAGAAACGCACACACCTTATCATACGCGCTCAACACCGCGATCCTTACATTCTCCATTACAAAAACGCCTCCTTAATCCTCGCCGTCACCACCGGAGCCGGGTTACAGAAACCCGAATAATAAAACTGCACCTTCGTCTCCCCAGGCGGCACATGAAAATACTTCGTACCGATCATCTCATCCCCCGTATTCGCCATCCCATTCACATAGACCCGCGCCGCCTCCCCGTCGATACTCACCACATCCCCCTCCTGGTAACGGTTCGGCACATCCCTCCACTTCTCCACGCCCATCTTCTGGAACTCCAGCGACCGCAGATAATTCCGGGTCACATACTTATTCCCAAGCCCCCGGGAATCAAACTGGGTAAACGCAACCTGGATCTTCTTACACTCCATGTTCCGGATGGCAGAAGACCGGTAACTCGGATAATTCCCGAACCAATAGAAGGTCACCTTATCCCCTTCCTTACGGATGTCATTGTGCCCCCTTCCATGATTAAACGGATTCGCACTGTCTGAACTGGACGGAGCAAACGAGATCGACCGCACGATCTTCCCATTCAGCCAGAACTCCAGACACGCTGTATTCCCCGTCATATCCGACTTAAACAGGCTGTACCCGCAGATCACCTTATTATCCCCCGTCAGGAACGCAATGGACTGCTCCGCCGTCTGCCCCATCAGGCCCGTCTCAAACCAATGGTTCAGATAACAGTAGAAGTTCTTCGCCCCCGCATGGCCTTCCGAATCAGCCGGGACCGTCAGCGTCTTCATGGCCCCGATCCACTTCCCCGCACTGACCGCCCCCGTCGACCGAAGACGCAGGCAGGGTTTCCCGCCGATAGTCTCCGTCACCAGGGAACCGCCCATCACATGATTCGGATGCATATAGTTCGTTCCAGGATCATCCGGCAGGGCAGACAGATCCGACAGCCTCACAAGCTTCTCATTCTGCTTATAATTCTCCCAGTCCGTCTCCTCCACCCGTCCATACTGCATCACGCCATACTGCGACACAATACCCAGATACCCATTCTCATGCTTATGAACGATCTCATAGCTCACCGGGACAGACTCCGTGCCCCGGTTCACGATCGTAGCTTCCAAGATACCCTCTGCATTGGGTAATGCGGGGAAAGACTTCTCAACCGCAGAATGCGCCAGGCCGTCCGGGACCAGCCAGGTGATCACACCTTCCCCCAGACATTCATAATCATCAAAATCAAGATCCCCCATCGGAACCGCATAGAACACCCTGTCCGGGGCATTTCCAAACACCAGCTCCTTCGGCTCGTCAACATTCAGGATACGGGCAAGCTCATCATGCTTCTCCCCCAGATCCTCTAGCACCGTATAAGGCATCGGGATCTGCTTCTGCTTATAAGTCGTATAAGAGAAATCTGCACCCCGCTTTAATCCGGCATCCCCCAGAAGCTCCGGAGACCATTCAGCACCAGAGAACGGAGTGAACCCGATCAACACATCAATATATTGATTCAACTCATACCCGTTAAATTTAACCGACAACCCCATATACACCGTCACCTCTTCCCCTTCAGCATCTCCTTCAGGAAAATATTCTCCTCGATCTGCCGCTCCATCTCCGCAGCCGTAACCCGAATAAACTCCCTTTTATCCATTTCCACAGACACAATGACCGGACGCTTCGAAAGCTCCCGTCCAAGACGCTTATAATCAATCTCCAGCTTACCGCCGCGACCCTCATCCACAAGTCCGCTCTTCTCCTTCGCAATAACAGCACCAACTACTTTATCCACTACCTTGGACTGCCTATCCTCCACAGCCAGATCCATCCGCGCGATCAGATCCGGCACATCCATACTCCTCATCTTCTCAGAAAGCGCATCTACATCAATGGCATCCAACGCACCTTCCGCCATTTCCTTGGCAGAATCAACTGCAGCCTTTGCATTCTCCTCAATACCGATCCCAAACCCAAGGTCAAAATTCTTACCAGACTTCTTCGCCTTCCTGGAAGGAGACCGCTCCGCCAGGGCGCCGCGCAGCGCATTGTACGCCGACATCGCAAGATTGGCCGCCGCCGAAGCAGCACGCCCAAGCCACGCACCGATCCCACTGACAAAACCAGCTCCAAAGTTAGAACCAGAATTATAACCCGTTTTCGATCCCGCGCCAGAATCCGCATTACTGGCCAATGCACGTCCTTTTGCATTCGCTTCACCGGCCTTACTGCCCACACCCGAAGCATACTGAGAGCCAAATCTCCCGCCCGTGTCCGTTGGGTTCACCGTACCCGCCCCAGACTTCGCCCGGTCAGCGATCCCTTTCCCCTTCTGGAACAATGCACCTGCCATTCCCGCCACTCCGGTCCCCAGCATCATACCAAACCGCGATCCCGTAGCGTTCGGATTCACAGACCCCGCCCCGGCATTCGCGGCATCCGCATTTACCTTGCCGGCATTTCTTGACGCACCTTGCTGAGAAGACAGGCCGATCCCAAAGAAAGACATAAACCGAGACCCCAGATTCTGCAGCGTTGTACCCAGATCAGATTCCGTAAATACACCCAGGAAAGCCGCGATAAACTCTCCGGCCCTCGACAACACGCCTTCCTTCCCGGCATCCACTCCAAGCGCCGCGCCCTCCATCGCCAGACGGAAGATCTCTTCCGTAGCCTTAGACGGCGAATGCTCATCCAAAGCCGCCCTAAGAGCATCCAGAAAAGAGATTCCCTCTTCCTCTGCCCTCTTTGATATCTGGTCAAAACCATTCATTCCTATCATAGCGCCTTCAACCGCATCCGAAAGAGCCTGCCGCGTTCCTTCCGGAAGATTGGCAAGCCCTGACAAAAATGCCTCATAGGAAGCAATCGATTCCTCACTCAATTTCCCATCAAAATCAGCCTGCGCAAGGGCGGCAACCATAGCCGCGGCGCCGTCCGCACCAATCTCATTCACCGCAGCTTTAATTCCCCCAGGAAGCTTCTGGAATTCAGAGACCGCCTTCGCGGCCGCGTCTGCGGCATCCTCACCATAAGCCCGATACATCTGCCCGCCTTCTTCCACCAACACCGCCAGAGCGCCGGTTGTCTCCTGAGCATGAGAAATCATCTCATCTCTTGCCGTCTGGGAAGAAGCCAGCATTTCCTTCGTATACTCCTGATATCCGCTCACCAGAGAATTCATTGCAGATTCAATCTCTTCTACCGTTCCACTCTGCATGGCTTCTACAAGAGCATCATAATTATTGACCTCGGCAGCCAACTCATTTAAAGATGTTCTTGCACCGTCTACCGCTTCCGACGCTTCATCAAAAGCTGTCTGCGCTTCTTTTACCGCCTGTTCTGCCTCCTTCAGCGCGCCGTGTGCTTTAGGACTTAGATTCCTTTCCCACTCAGCAGTTGCAGCATTCCATTTTTTCTGAGCGTCTGCCAATGCACGTTCCTTTTCTTCTGCTACAGTCATTGCATCCTTATAAGCAAGCAACGCCTCCTGGCTGTTCTTATACGCAACTGCCATTTCCTCCTGAAGAGCCGAACACAATGCCTCCGCCTTCTTCTTTGCGATCACCTCATCCAGGGCAGCTACCGTCTCCTGATAATTCTGGATCACACCGTCCGTCAGTGCGATCTCCGTTCCCAAAGCATCCGACAACTCCCCCGTGATCACCCTCGCCCGCTCTTCATAACCAGCCTTAACCCTGCCGTTTTCATCCGTGATGGATTGTAACTCCGATAGCAAAGACTGATAGCCGTCATACTCCATATCAATCGCCTGTACCGACTTTTCCCTCGCAGCCCTCTGGCTGTTCAAAGAATCTGTCAGCTCATTACAGGAATCCACAAGCTTCCTCTCACTGTCCGATAACTCATACGACTTATCCTTCGCCTCATCAGCGATCACCGAATAAGTCACTAACCCCGCAGCCAGAGCCGCAACCGCAGCCACGGCAAGCCCCACCGGATTCGCAGCCACCGCCGCACTAAATGCGGCATACGCCGCCGACAGCTTCTTAACCGCACCCGCCACAGACGCAGCCACGGCATAAGCCTTCACCGCAGCCACACCGGCAGCCAGAAGCGGAACCACCACATCCAGATTTTCAGCCAGAAGCCGAAAAGCCCTGGCAGCCAAAGGGAGCACCGTCTTCCCCAGATTCAGGCCGGCACTTGCAATGTTCCTAAGCGGAGGCACAATCTTCCCCGCCGACTTACTGCTTCCCTCCGCCTCATCCGCGAATTCACGGAACAACTTCCCCGCTTCCGACACCACACCCTTCAAACCGCCCAAATCAAACGCTTTTGACAGCCGGTTGACACCTTCCGTTCCGGCGTCGACAGCCTTCCTAAGCGGAACCTGCATCTTCTCATAGACCTTGATCCCAAAACCTTCCGCCGCAGATCCAAGGATCGTAAGACTCCCCTTCAGATTATTCTGCATGGTTTCCGCCATACCCTTCGCCGCACCGTCACAACTATAGATTGACGTCTGCAGTTTACGAAAATCCCCGTCCGATGCATTCACAATGGCAAGCAGCCCAGACATCGCCTCCTGCCCGCCGATCGTAGCCGCCATATTCGTTTTTTCCGCTTCACTCAAGCCCGCAAAACCACTGCGCAGATCCCCCATGATCTCATTTAAAGATTTCATGGAGCCGTCACTGTTCGTGATCGAGATCCCCAGCTCATCCATCGCAATTGCCACTTCATCCGTCGGCTTGGCAAGCCTCGTCATAATAGACCGAAGAGACGTACCCGCCTGCCCGGCCTTGATCCCGGAATTCGCCATCAGCCCGATCGCTACCGCCGTATCCTCCGCCGAAAAACCAAGCGCGCCCGCCACAGGAGCCACATACTTAAACGTCTCCCCCATCATACTCACATTCGTATTGGCATTCGAAGAAGCCGCAGCCAGCACATCCGCAAAATGCCCCGACTCCTTTGCCGACATCCCAAATGCCGTCAACGCATCCGTCACGATATCCGAAGTGACCGCCAGGCTCTCGCCAGAAGCCGCAGCCAGATCCATAACACCCTCAATGCCAGACAGCATATCCTCCGTCTTCCAGCCGGCCATCGCCATATACTCAAACGCACTGGCGGCTTCCGTGGCGCTGAACTTCGTCTTCGCCCCCATCTCCTTCGCCTTATCCGACAGCTTCTCAAAGTCCGCCCCCGCTGCACCCGAGATCGCCGACACCTTCGACATCCCCGCTTCAAAATCAGAACCCACCTTGACCGCATAGCCTGCCATCGCCGTGATCGCCGTACCGGCAGCCCCCGCTGCAACCGTGATCCCTTTCAGCGCACTCTTCGCCGTACCGGAGAACTTCGCCATGGCACTCTGAGCCTTTGAGCTGTCCAATTCCGTATTGATCTTGATCGTACCGTCTTTCGCCATTATCTCACAACCCTAGCACTGCATTGAAGAATGCACTTCCTTCTGTCTTCCGCACACATACGCTCTCCATTTCCTGTTACGGGCTTCCAGAGACAACTTATGCCCGGCGGCCGAAGCATCCGTGATCCGGTAGAGCTTCTTCATTTCATTCAGGAACGCCCGCTTCTCCCTTGGCAGACCCGCCGTGCTCACCTTCCGGTAATACATGATCCTGCTCATCTTCGTATCCTCATTCAAAGACTCAAACAAAGCCATGAACTTCCACCAATGCATCCTTGCATCCGTAAGGTCAATCCCATACTGCTCCTTAAAAGCAGCATAGATATACGGCGCATCCTGGGCAAAAGAATACGCAGGCTCCTTAGAAGTCCTGCGCTGGTATCTTTGCCTCCCGCCGTTTCCATCCTCTTCCCTCTCCTCCGGTTCCCCGCACCGGTAGAACCATAACATCCGGCTGACCGCCTCCGGGACATTCGCCGGAATCCTCGGATAATACATCCCAAGCAACTGAATGACCTTATCCCTCTCATCCATCCCGCTCCCCCAGATCCGGTCAAACTGCATCCCGACCCGGAAATCACTCCGGATCGGATATGCAGCCCCGTCAATCGTCACAGTCTCAGGAAGCTTCCCGGTAATAAAATCCTCCTTCACCCTATACCACCATCTTCTTCCCGGCCTTCTCCATGACAATCCTGTTGCGCTCCTCCAAGATCGGATGCACCTGCTTCTCATACAGTTCCGTCAGCTCTTCCCACGCATCCAGGCAAGTCAGAAGATCCGTTTCCTCCCCTAACACCCTCTTTGCGCTCCCCGCTCCAAAGACCTCATCAACAAAATCAATCACGGCGCCGCACATCATCTCAATGCCCTCTGCCCCGTCATCGCAGTCCTGCGCATCCTCAACCGTCTTAAGAACCTTCCCCAGGCCCTCCTCATACTCCCTTGCAACCTTCGGATTCAGAAGCCCCGCATGAAGCTTCTCCCCCAGGATCTCAACCTCTATCAATCTCATATCTTTCTTCCTCCTACTCCATCCCCGCGTCATCCTGCAAATCATTCACCTGCTGTGTTCCGTCTGCCACATAGGTATACTCCGTCGGATTAGACCCGATCTTCTTGAACTCAATATCCACCGCAGAAGATTCCCCCGCATTCCCGGAACCATCCGAATTCACGATAATAGATACCTTCCCCTTCTCGCCCTTTCCATTCAGGATATTGAAATAAACATAGTTCGTCACAACACTATTCCCAGTGCCATACTTCATCTTATGAGACAGACAGTAATCCTGCGCCGGATCCCCCACATACCTGTCGCCGGTAACCGCAAAAGACCGCTGTGTCCCCGTCTTCATCGTATTCTGCCCGGAACGGATATACTGCTTATCCTGCGTGACCGGATTCATCTGAGAGTCAAGACCCGCGATCCCCATCTCCACAACCTCAAAATCCCCGTCCGGCGTAACCGCATCCCCGCCAGGCGCAACATCGATCGCAAACACATAATCATCATTCGTTACCCATCCTTCATAATCCGGATTGATAGTATAACCCTTCATCAATTCACTAACCTTCATAATCTTTCACTCCTTCTCAAAATAAAGAACCCTGCACGGGATCACATACTGGGCAGTCATATTCTCCCAATCCACCGTTGCAAGGTTCGGCATGTTCTGTAAGTTTTCAATCTTCTTAACCTGGCATCTCCTCCCAAAATCCGGGAAATTCCTCTCCCGGTTCTGCTCCTCAATCCAGTCCATAAAATTCTGCGCAAGATTCATGGCCTGCATATTCAGGTCATCCGTCTCCGTAGAATAATGCCAGGTGAGCACAATAGAAAATGCATACTCCTTATCCGCAGCACGCAGGAACTTCTTCACGGTCTTACCGGAATAATTCGTCAGAAACGACACCGAATCCGGAGAATCATTGGCAAAATTAAAAGAAGTCAACGAACCCACAAGCTCCGCAACCTTCTCTTCCACATACGCCTTCATGATCTCATGCTTCGTCATGCTCCCCCTCCATTCACAAACCGCTGCACCGCATTCGTGAAATCACTCATACGGGCGGCTTTCATAGCCTTATCCCATTCAGACGTGGCTAATGGATGCCGGGACTTGTTATACTTTAACTTCCTGCCTGTCGTGACCTTACTCTCACCCATCCGCGCCCAGGGACTCCCTGTGACCCGGGATACCATCAAGATCCCTTTATGCTGATAATTCGCATAAGTAGAAATATAGTGCACAACACCATGGTCACCTTCCACATAAGTTTCCACCTCCGCCGCCAGCCCCCGGTTAAGCTGTGGGACATAAGGATCCATCAACCGTTTCGCCTCATTCGCCATGAACAACAATGTCCGGTCGCCGCCCAGAGCTTCCTTCGCAATCTGCGGAATCGGCTTGTTCCATCTGAAATCAATGTCCATCCGTCTAGCCTCCTAACCGATAATGCTTTGCCATCCGATGTGATGTATTGTCAGAAAACGCCGTAACCACGAACGCATCCGGCTTATACCTTGCCAAGACCTGAGACGCCGTATCCGGAGAAACACCCGTGATTTCATCCCCGCATTCCCCCTTGACCACGATATCCTTCTGACTACAGGTAAAATACTCCCTCCGCTCCTCATCTGGAAGCCGGATCCACTCATGGTAAGGTTTATATTTCTCAGAGACAGGGATCCGGACCGTATAAACACTGTTCATCCTCGGTTCCTTCTCCGCATACTCCAAGCGCCCCATCACATTCTTGTAGAAACAGCCATGCAGCACAGTCCTCTGCCAGACATCCTTTTTCCCATCAGGATGATCAGCTGCCCTGAGACAGTTATAGACCGTGACCGTCTGGTTATAATTCGGATTCATCTCCTCACCCCGCAATACATCAGCCCAGTATTCACAAGCCACTTCCGGACAATCCCCGCTACACTGCGGCGGATCCCCGCTTCCGACAATTCATCCGTCTTATAAGTACCCGTCTCCCCGTCATTGCCGTAGCTCTGCAGGATCATCCCATTCTCATCCTTTGCGGCATCCACCGAATACAGCTTCTCTGCCAGCTCACAGCAGCACATCCTCACTTCCTCGGGAATCACTTCTAAGGCCTCCACCCGCTGAAACGTCCGCTGCCGGATCTCCCCGGATGCAAGCATTGCCCAATAAGGGAAATCCACATCCGGGATCTTCGGGGCACGGCCAAGAAGATACTGGTCTTTATAGAATTCCAAATCCACATAAACCAACATCCTATCTCACCCCATTTTATGCTCCTGCAGATGTACTGTCCTTCATAATGGCAAACGGACAGCGCTTCGTCTTATCCTTCGCCATCGCGTTGATTGGGTTCGGGATCTCCCATCCCAGACGCATCACGGCACGCAGCGCAACCATATCATTCTGCATCAGGTTATACAGGATATCGCCGGTTGCCGGATCCTGGATGATACCCTGGTCAAATAGCTTAAAAGTAATATCCTGCCGAATACTATAAGCCAACTGAGAGAAATCACCGGAGATCATCAGCGCCTTGCTCCGGTCAAACGCACCGTTACGCGGGAAGTTCATCGGAGAACCATCCAAGGAATAAGCCGTCCCGGTCTGCATATCAGACTTAAACACCGGCTGCCCGGTAGAATCCTTCAATCCCCTGAGCTTCGCCCGCATCGTAATGTCCGCCATATGGCCGTTGACAAAATAGCCGCTCTCCTCAACCTTCGCGATCACACCATTCTCACCCAGGATAGAATCATACAGATCCGATCCAAGCGTCGTGACTGCGCCCGCCTTCGTAGCCGTAGTCACAACACCGTCGCGCCAGGTCTGCGGCTTATCAACATCAAATAGAATGGCGCCATCAATCTTCTGCCCGAACGCCTCCACCAGCCTCGGCCTTACCTCGCCCCAGATATCATAGTCCGCATCATCCAGGACCGCCTCAGAAATCGGCACGATGACCGCAATCTCCTCCGCAACGATCACCTTCTTATCCCACGCCATAGTCGT